ACAATCGTTGGCGATTCTAAATTTTATGAACAGAATGACACCTGTCCGACCTGTTCACAAGAAATCGAACCAGATTTTAAAAAGAGGAAAATACACGAATGTAAGCAAAAAGCACTACAAACTAAAGAAACCCTTGAAAGAATACAATCGGAAGCTAATGATGTAGCAACTTTAATAGATGTGTGGAACAACAAAGCTGAAGAAGTTAAAGATAATAATAATTTAATTAATACCAATAATAAACTTATAAGCTCGCATCAAAAACATATCGATGGTTTAAATTTAGATATACAGAGACTTAGCTCCAGAGAAGGTGATATAGGAGAAGCTAACGAAGAACTTCATACTATGAATGAAGAAAGAAACGAGTTAATGGAGCACAAATTAACTCTTAATGAAGAATATTCATATAATACTGTTATGGCTGAAATGTTAAAAGATACGGGTATTAAAACAAAAGTTATTAAACAATACATTCCCGTAATTAATAAATTAGTAAATCAATATCTTCAAGTTCTTGATTTCTTTGTGCACTTTAATTTAGATGAAAGCTTTCAAGAAACTATTAGATCACGTCATAGAGATGCCTTCTCATATGATTCTTTCTCAGAAGGAGAGAAGCAAAGAATTGATCTGGCTCTATTGTTTACTTGGCGCATGATTGCTAAGATGAAAAATTCTGTAGCCACTAATTTACTCATATTAGATGAAACCTTTGATTCATCTTTGGATCATGACGGTGTTGATAATCTAATGAAAATTTTACATACTCTTGATGATAATACAAATGTGTTCGTAATCTCTCATAAAGGAGAAATACTTGATGGAAAATTTGAAGAAAAGCTGGAGTTTAAGAAAGAAAAAAACTTTAGTAAGATGGTGGCATAATGCCTAATATCAAAATAACAACAGAACCTACAGGTAGAAGCCCAGAAAATAAATATTTCTTTGGCTCTAAAACAAAATATCTTGATCTTGATCGACCCAAGTATAATAAAATAGGTAATGAAGAAGATTATAAAGTAATGCATATGCGTATGGATCTAATGGATTATTCGCATAATCTTGTTTTTTATGCTGCTGGAATGTGCTTTCGTGTAGAGACTAATGATGATAGACACGCACAGTTTGTTCGTAATATGTTTCCAGTAGTAGATAATCCTTTACAATATACTGCTGATTGGACAATTATTCATAATACTGAAATGGTGGTAGATAACCCATATATTTATGTCCATTTAGATGAATGTGTTATGTTAATTGGTGGTACTACATTTCTTGGTGAAATTAAAAAAGGCGTGTTTAGTATTATAAGTTTTGAATTACCAGTAAACGGTACTTTACCTATGCATTGTAGTGCTTTTACTTATGATAATACAACTAATCTAATGTTTGGATTAAGCGGTACAGGTAAGACCACATTAAGTAGTGATCCCGACTATAAATTAATTAGTGATGATGAAGTTTATTGGGCTCAAGATGGTATTCGCATGGTAGAAACGGGTTGCTATGCTAAGAGTGAAGGCCTTAGCCCAGAGACACATCCTACAATCTTTTATGCAGTTGAAGATGCTAGAAATAAAGACTGTCTGGTAGTAGAAAATCCAGGTGTTCCAAATGCCAGATTAAGTTATCCAATCACTTCGGTTGAGAATGCATATCATGGAAATAAAAATTTTACTCATCCAGATAATATATTTTTCTTAACTATGGATGTAACTGGAAAGTTTCCAGCGGTAAGTAAAATTACAAACGGTACTATTAGGAGATTCTTTGAGACTGGTTATACAAGCCAGATGCCAGGAACTGAAGCCGGTACTAATGAAATTAAGAAAATATTTAGCCCCTGTTATGGTTCGCCGTTCATGCCTAGAAAGGTAAGTGAATATAGTGATCTTCTAATGCAGAAGATACACGCAAATAACTGTAATGTATATTTAATAAACACTGGAATGGATAAATCTGGCAATAGACACGGTCTTGATTTTACTCGGCAGTGTGTAAAATCTGCTATAAAAACCGGAACTATAGCGGACGATAGTAAAGTTTGTTTAGAAATATTAGAAGAATTAATAAACTAATATGTTTACAACATTAACAATATATGATATAATTAACTATATTTTATGAAACGGAGAAATAGATATAATGGAACTTAGTGACTCTACACTTTCAATTTTAAAGAATTATGCTTCGGTAAATTCTAATCTAGTTATTAATGAAGGTAGTACGCTTCAGACTATTTCTGAAGCAAAGAATATTCTTTCAAAAGCAGAGATTAAGGAAAGTTTTCCAAAAACATTTGGAGTTTATGATCTAAATGAATTTCTAGGTGTTTTAGGTTTAGTTGACTCGCCTCGTCTTAACTTTGAAGAAAATTATGTTATCATTGGTGATTCTACTGGTAGATCAAAAGTAAAGTATTTTTATTCTGATACCGAAATGCTTACAACACCATCTAAAGAAGTGAAGATGCCGGATACTGATGTAAGATTTACTCTTGATGGAGATACTCTTGGTAAAGTTAAGCGAGCAGCTTCAGCTCTTGGACACAGTGAACTTCATGTCTCACCTAGCGGATCTGCAGTAAGTTTAACTGTTACATCTTCCGAAAATTCTACAGCAAATAGTTTCTCTATTGATGTGGAAGGTAGTTCATCCAGTGATAAATACAACTTTGTCTTTAATATTTCTAATTTAAAGATTGACCAAGGAGATTATGAAGTAGAGATTTCTTCAAAATTAATTTCAAAATTTACCAAATCAGGAAGTGATCTTATGTATTGGATCGCTCTTGAAAAGACATCAACATACGGAGAATAATAAATGTCTGATAATGAAGATACAAAACGTGCAATGGAATTACTAAACCAAGTTTCTCGTAGCTCTATTGCTATTATTGATACTATTACTCAGAGAGGTGGTTTTCGAGGTGAAGAACTTTCCACTATCGGAAACTTACGTGATCAATGCACACAAGGTGTTCAAATCGTAGAAAGCTGGAAGCAAGAACAAGCTGAAGATTAATTCTTAAGGATAAAACTATATTATGAATAATGATTTTTTATGGGTGGAAAAATACCGCCCAGCGACTATTGAAGATACTATCCTAACACCTAATCTAAAAACAATTTTTAAGAATATTATCAAGACCGGAGAGCTGCCAAATATGCTCTTTTCTGGTACTGCCGGTCTTGGTAAGACAACCGTAGCCAAAGCGTTATGTAACGAATTGGATCTTGATTATATTTTGGTTAACGGTTCAGAAGAAGGTAATATTGATACTCTTAGAACTAAGATTAAACAATTTGCATCTTCTGTCTCCCTGCAAGGTGGGTATAAAGTAGTTATTCTTGATGAGGCTGATTACTTAAATCCCCAGAGCACCCAACCCGCCTTGCGGGGTTTTATAGAAGAATTTTCTAATAACTGTAGATTTATTCTTACCTGTAATTTTAAAAATAGAATTATTGAACCACTTCATTCACGGTGTTCTGTGTATGAATTCAATACTTCTAAAAAAGATATGGCACCACTAGCTGCTCAAATGATGGCTAGACTTCAGAATATTCTTAAATCTGAGAATGTAGAATTTGAGAATAAAGTTCTTGCTGAACTTATTATGAAATATGGCCCAGACTGGCGGCGTATTTTAAATGAAGCGCAAAGATATTCTATTGGTGGTAAGATTGACTCTGGTATTCTTGTTAATATTGGAGACCAATCTTTTAAGAGTCTTATGGATTTTCTAAAAGCAAAAGATTTTAAGAAAATGCGTTCATGGGTTGTAAATAATATTGATACCGATGCATCTTCTATCTTTAGAGGAATCTATGATAGAATGTCTGATTCTGTAAAACCACAATCTATTCCTCAAGTCGTTCTCATTCTAGCCGACTATCAGTATAAGAATGCATTTGTAGCAGATCACGAACTTAATGTTGTGGCTTGTATGACAGAACTTATGGCAAATGTGGAGTTTCAATGAATATAGAAATTATAGTTTATAATATTATTTTTTGGTTTTCATATTATTGGATATGTTCTTTACCGGAACGTGTAATTCAAAAACAGATAGATGGGGCTAAAGATGTCTAATTCAATTATTTTTGACTTTGAAACATTATCTACAAATAGATATAATTGTGTTGTAGTTTCGTTGGCTGCTCTTAAGTTTTCAGAAGATAATTTTACTTCTGGAAATGGGTATTCATTTAATGAACTAGTAGAATCTGCAAAGCTTATTAAATTTGATGTTCAAGATCAAGTAAAAAATCATAATCGGGTTATTGATAAGAAAACATTAGAATGGTGGAACGAGCAAGGTTCCGAAGCAAAGAAACAGTTAATTCCCTCCGATCGAGATCAATCTATTACAGAACTTTATGATTTCTTTATTTCTACAATTGCTGATATGACCTTTAAAAGTAAAGTATATACAAGAGGTAATAATTTTGATCCTATTATATTTGAAAATATTATGGATCAACTTCATAAACCTCATCCATATTCTTTTTGGCAACTACGAGATACTAGATCAATAATAGAAGGTCTGTCTTGGGGTAGCGGATTAAAAAATAGTTTTATGCCCGAAGGCTGCGATAACTTTATTCATCATGATCCAATTCACGATATAGCAGTAGACGTTATGAGAATGCAAACATTAGTAAGGGCTATATCATGAATCATTTTGATTATTTAAATAGTATTAACTATTCTAAAGAAAATATTATGCACGATAATCTTGATGAGAAAGCATATAATTCTTTTATGGTTAATCGTGGTTTATCTTATTTCAATGATACAGTTATCTATGCAAATGAGATGAATAGATATGCTC